ACGAAAGGATAAAATGAAAAACTTTTACATTACTTACTATAGTCAAAAAGATAAAAAGACTATTACAAGAAGAGGCGAACACGATGACAAATCAAGGTTCGGCGAAAATAAAAAAACAGGTGTCGGTTATTATGTCTATAAAGATTTAGATGCATATGGATATAGAACTGCAACTGAACCCTTTACAATGAAAGAGAGGGTTGCATGATACAAGATTTAATTATTATAGTGGGCGGCTCATTAGTCGCCTACTTATTTTTATATTGGGGGTGGTTATGAGCAATTTAATTTGGTGCCATGGTCCAAGGTGCCATGAACGAGAAACCACATCAAGGGTTCGAGGCAACAAAGGTTCTAAAGTTTTAAGAACTATGAAAGTCACAGACAAATGGCGAGAGGGTAGTTGGCATGAATACTTTTGTGACCAAACTTGTTTAATGGATTATATCAAGGCAAATCTTAGAAGTATTGTAACCATTGCGCCATGTACCGAGCCTAAAGAAACACCAATCAATGATCCTTACAAAGATCCTAAAAGTTATTATTATTGGACATTTGAAAAAAAAGAGGTTGACAATAATACTAATCCATGAGAATATAGGACTATAACGGAAGGATAAAATGCAAACAATAACTTACAATAACAAAGAAATAAAGTTACCATTTACATTGGCTCTACCAAAAGAACCAAACGAAATGTTAGAAGTAGCTAACAGATTCAATGGTGAAAAAATAAAATTGCCGGCATTTGCTGTTGCTGTCTATGATATGATAATAGGTGGCGAGGCATTGGCTACCGGACATGACGATCAAGTCGGCGAGTCAGGACATTCTTTTATTTGGGATACTGTCCGAGCCGGTTTAGATTGGTTTAGAAAATACTTTCCAAAGGAATACATGGCCTTGTTAGACTAATCCTTTTACCCTGGCCCTACGGGCCAGGGATCCTAACCAAATTCAAAAATCAATTATAAGTTGTAGCCCGACCCCCCTTTTTTGTACAAAGGGGTCCCACTACTCTAGGTTGTATTGCTTGATTTACAGAGTTATCCCTGGTAAAAACATATTGAACACTTTAAGGTGCTGAAAAAAATTTTTCAAAAATTTTTATGAATTTGGATAATATAGATATAAGTAAACTCCCTGCAGATGTTAGAAAAACATTTAAAAGACTGCAGGTCATGCATGCAGAAAAAAAGATACAGAACAAAGCTAAAGATGATTTTTTATCTTTTGTTAAATGTATGTGGCCCGATTTTATAGAGGGGTCCCACCACAGACACATTGCAGAAAAATTTAATAAATTAGCCACGGGTGAAATAAATCGTTTAATTGTAAACATGCCACCTAGACACACGAAATCAGAGTTTGCATCTTACTTGTTACCAGCATGGATGGTGGGCCGTGAGCCAAAGTTAAAGATCATACAAGCAACGCACACAGGTGAACTTGCAATAAGATTTGGTCGTAAAGCAAAGAACCTTATAGACTCAGAAGATTATACAAAAATTTTTAAAACAAGATTACAAGAAGATTCTAAAGCAGCAGGACGTTGGGAGACAGCACAAGGTGGTGAATATTTTGCAGCAGGTGTTGGAGGAGCAATAACAGGACGTGGTGCAGACCTACTAATAATTGACGATCCGCACTCGGAGCAAGATGCAATGTCCAAGACTGCATTAGAGGGGGCTTATGAATGGTATACATCAGGTCCTCGTCAGCGTTTACAGCCGGGTGGCAAGATTGTTTTAGTTATGACTAGATGGTCTACAAAAGATTTAACAGGTATGTTAATTAAAAATCAAACAGAGGCAAAAGCTGATCAGTGGGACGTGGTCGAGTTTCCAGCAATCATGGACCATGGACCAGTGTGGCCTGAATATTGGAAGCAAGATGAACTAGAAAAGGTCAAAGCAACACTGCCTGTATCTAAATGGAACGCACAGTGGATGCAGGAGCCAACGTCAGAGGAAGGTGCCATATTAAAACGTGAGTGGTGGAGAACTTATGATAGTGAAGATATTCCACAACTACACCATGTTATACAATCTTACGATACAGCTTTTCTTAAAAAAGAAACTGCAGACTACTCAGCTATCACCACATGGGGTGTTTTCTATCCAGACGAAGACTCTGGTGCAAATTTAATATTATTAGATGCTATAAAAGGTAGATTAGAACAATATAAATACTGGCAGCCAGAATCTGTGATTGTAGAGGCAAAAGCATCAGGTCTACCACTGACATACGAGCTGAGGAAGATGGATATACCAGTTGTAAACTTCACACCATCAAAAGGAAATGACAAGCACGCCAGAGTAAATGCGGTTGCACCTTTATTTGAATCTGGTATGATATGGGCTCCTGAGCAAAAATTTGCTGAGGAAGTCATCGAGGAGTGCGCAGCATTCCCATATGGCGATCATGATGACCTTGTGGATTCTACAACACAAGCGATTATGCGATTCAGACAGGGCGGTCTGATCGGTCACCCTGAAGACTATGTAGACGAAAAGGCAGAGAAACCTAAAAGGAACTATTATTAATGTCGGCAGTAAGTTTTATAACATCATTAGCTAGAAAGATTTTAGCAAGAGAATCAAAAGGAATCACCACCATTCCAAATAGAATGTCGGTGGAATCAAAAGCTGGTGAAATAGCAGCGATATTACAAGACGCAGGTATACCTCTTAACAGAGCAGATGAGTTTATAAAATCAGAACAGGATCTCACTAGAATATTAAATCTGATAGAGAGCACACCACCTGTGATGAGAGAGGTTCCATCAGGGATCAGATCAACAAAATCTGCAAAGATTATGGACATGGAAGGTAAAGAGATAGACCCAAGATCTAAAATTATGGGAGGCAAGCAATCTGAAACAGAGGCAGAGATCGCTGAAAGATTAAGCAGAGAAAACAAAGAGGCTGCAAAAAGATTTAAAGATAAAATGAAAGATGATCCAGAAAACATGGCACAAGGTGGACGTGCAGGGTTTAAAGATGGAATGTCTAGAAGAAAGTTTCTGCAAATTATGGGTGGCCTTGCAGCATTACCTATTGTTGGTAAATTTTTTAAAGCAGGAAAAGTTGCAACCAAAGCTGCACCAATTGTTAAAACACCACCAGTTGCAGGTAAACCAGAATGGTTTGATTCATTGGTTAACAAAGTCATTACAGAGGGTGATGACATGACTAAACAATTTGCAACTAAAGAAAGAGAAATTGTACACGCAACAAAAATAGATAATGATGCTTTTGTTACAGTTACACGAGATCTAGATGATGGAAAAGTTAGAGTTGATATTAATGATCCAACAACAAATGTTATGGATGACCAAGGAGACGCAATTGTGTCGATGGAATTTAAACCTGGTATGGCTGATGAAACAACCAAAGGTGCAAAACCAGCTGATGAGTTTACAGTTACAGAAACTGATTATAGAAATTATCAGGATGGACCTGATGATTTTATAACGGAGGCTACAGAAAATACAGTAACTGATACAAAAGATCTAACATCTGATTTAACTAAAGTTAAGATGTATGCAAAAGGTCAAAAGAAACCTACAATAAAAGAAATGATGATACAAAGAGATCGAGCAAAAAGTTTAAGACAAGCAGAGGAAAATCCAGCAGAGTACGCAGCAGATCGTGGTCCTAATATTGATTATTCAGATTACGATGACTTTGCATCAGGCGGTATCGCTAGAATGCTAGGAGAATAATGACTCCAATAGAATACAAACAAATGATGGACTACCTGACTCGACCAGGTATTAGAAAAAATTTTTTTGCTGGTGGTTTTGTATTTAAAGGTATTAGAAATTTATACAAAGGTAAAAAAGGACTTCAAGTTGGTAGAATTGAAAAAGAACTTGTAAGGAAATACAAAGACGAAGGCATGGATTTTATTGATGCAATTAATAAAGCTAATAATGAGGCTTATGCTATTGTAGACGGTAGAAAATTAGATATTGTTAAGGATGCACTTCAAAAAACAGATATACGTAGTGACGATTACATAAAACTAATAGACGAAGAATTTAGACTTAAGGATCCTGAATTATATACTTTTATTAAAGATATGGTTGAAAGAGGTAGAGACGATCTTGCAGACAAAACAAGAGCTTTACGTTTTCCAGATTGGGCAGAGGCTAATTTTGGAGAAAATTATGAAGAAGTTCTTTTAAGAAATCAAGCCAGAGCACTTAAAGAACGATCTGATGAAATCGATAGAATGTATCCAGCTGATGATGTAGATGTTGGTCCTTCTTTTGTTGGTGAGGCACAAACAGTAAGAGAAATAGATGAAATGAACAAAGCAAATTTAGATGAAATTTTAAAAGGCCGTAAAAAAAATGCTGATGGTGGACGGATCGGGTTTGATGATGGTGGTATGTTAGTGCAACCGAGTGCTGATGGATCTAGACCTGAATATCGTGAACCAATTGTTCAAAAAAAAGTTAGACAGTATTTAAAAAATCTACCTAAAAATTCTGAAGTAGTTATTTTAGACATAGCTAAAGAGTTAAAAATTGACAGAGGAAATATAGATAAAGTTTTAAAAGAAAAAGAAATTAAAAATAAAAATTTTAAAATAATGAGAAGAGCTGGATTTATAACTAACGAAGATTTTATAAAAGAATTTAAAAAATACCAAAAAAGTGATGAATTTATAACAGGAACAGACAAAGAGTTTGCTAAATATTTAAATGATAAAGGATTTAAAGCTGAAAACAAATCCGGAGAGCATAATGAAAGATCTATTAAAACTAGAAGACAAAGATTAGGTATTGAAAGTGTTTCTGTAACAGCACCTAGATTTAGTGATAAAGAAATCTTAAAACAAGCTAAAAAATTTAAAATAAATACAAAAGATTTAAGTCCTAAAGAAATAAGAGACAAAGTTGCAAATAAAAGACAACAAAAAAGTTTTGCAGAAAAAAGAGCAGAAGATCCTGAGTTAGATGAGCGTGTTAGAAAAAGGATGATAAAAGCTGCAAAAAAAAGATATGACAGATTAAAATCTACCGAGGAAGGTAAAACTAAATTAAGAGACATAGCTAGAAAAGCAAGAGCAATAAAATATCAAAAAGAGGGTTTAGATCCTCCCGCTAATTCAGCTAAAGAAATGCTTTGGAAAGACTCCGTTAAAATAGCAAAAGGAGATGGTAGATTTAATATTGTATCGGGTTACAAAAAATCTATGAAGAAGGGTGATTATTACAGTAATAAAATAAAAATTAAAGATAGTGTAACAGGAAAAACTTTTACCTTTAATACATTAGAAAACTTTATTAATAAAAATGCTGGTTCTTTTAATGTAAAAAATTTTGAAGAAGTTATAAGACCATATAAACAAAAACAATATATTAATGATAAGGGTTTCAGAAATATTTTAAACGAAGTATTAATTCCAGGATGGTCTGCTGGTGATCCAAGAACTGCTTACACAATTCAACATGATTTTGGTAGAAATATTAATCCTTTTAAAGTTAGTTTAGCTTTTTATAACGACAATATAAAAGAGTATAAAATAAGATCTGATTTTGAAAGAGCTTGGCAAACATCTAAGACATCTAAAACACCATTAAAAGATAGAAAATTAGCTTTTAATGTTTTTAAAAAAGACTTAGGTGCATTAAACGTTCGATCATCACCCTCTATGGTAACGAGAGACAGAGCTTTTGGAAAAGAATTAGATTTAAAATCAATTTTTAAAAAAGCAAAAAAACAAGGAGCCATCCTTCCAAGAGGTGCATTAAAAGAAGCATCTGAATTTGAAAAAGCTCTTGCATCAAGAACAGGGACAGAGGGTTTTATTGATCTCGATCTTTTTAGAGATGTAGGAAGAGGTGTAGGCGCAGGTTTTAAAGCTTTGCCAACATTAGCGCCAACTGTAGCACTAACTGCAGGTTTTGGTGTAGACCCAACATCTGCCATTGATAGAGCAACTCTTGCAACAGAGGCAGCTTTTGCACCAGGGCTTGTACAACAAGCTGCAAAATTTAGCCCTGCTGTGCAAAGAGTTTTAAATCTAGGTTTATCACCACAACTAGCTTTACGTGCAGCAAGAATAGCATCACCACTTGGTATTGCATCATTAGCTGGTGAAGGTGTGTATCAAGCAGGTAAGTTTGCTAAAAAAAGAATAGGTGAATTACAAGCAATGACACCAGAGCAGAGAGCAGAATTAAGAAGTCAAGGAGCAAGACAGGCATTTGATCCTTTTCAAGCTGCAGGCGGTGGCATCGCTAAATTAGCTGGTGATAGATCAGGTGCTATGTTAAAATCCATGAATCCAGATAAGGATGGGTTGCTATCATTAATGAAACGTGTTAGAAACTTATAGGAGTATATATGGCAGAAATAGACAAAGGACTCCCGAATACTAGAACTAAAATTGATATCCCTTCAGAGGAAGAGATAGCAGAAGAGGTTGCTGTTCAGGAACCAGAGGAATTAAAAGGACCAATAGAAGTTATACCAGAAGAAGATGGTGGTGTAACATTAGACTTTGAACCGGGAGCTATAAACGTACCGGGAACTGAATCACACTTTGACAACTTAGCGGATATTTTACCAGACGATGTTTTAGAACCTGTAGGAAACGAAATGGTTCAAAACTACATGGACTATAAATCATCTAGAAAAGATTGGGAGAGAGGATACACAGAAGGTTTAGATCTTTTAGGATTTAAATACGAAAACAGAACAGAACCTTTTCAAGGAGCTAGTGGTGCCACACACCCAGTATTAGCAGAAGCAGTCACACAGTTTCAAGCACAAGCATACAAAGAATTATTACCAGCAGACGGACCAGTAAGAACACAAGTTGTAGGTGTTAAGTCTGCACCCGTAGAACAACAAGCTGTTCGTGTAAAAGATTTTATGAATTATTTAATTATGGATCAGATGCAAGAGTATGAGTCTGAGTTTGATTCTATGTTATTTCATTTACCACTTGCAGGTTCTACATTTAAAAAAGTTTATTATGATGTGCCACTTGGAAGAGTTGTGTCTAAGTTTGTACCAGCAGATGAATTAGTTGTACCATACACTGCAACATCTATTGATGATGCAGAAGCTGTAATACACGTAGTAAAAATTTCAGAAAACGAATTAAGAAAACAACAAGTATCTGGTTTCTATAGAGATGTAGAATTAGGACCACCAGGTAATGTTGAAAAAAATGATTTAGAAAAAAAAGAACGTGAACTAGATGGAACAAAGAAAACAGGTAAACAAGAACCTGTATATACTTTGTTAGAGTGTCACGTAAACTTAGACCTGGAAGGTTTTGAAGATCAAGGATCTGATGGACCAACAGGAATAAAATTGCCCTACATAGTAACTGTAGAAGAAGGCAGCCGAGTAGTGCTCTCCATACGGAGAAACTATGCGCCCAATGATCTAAAGAAAAATAAGATCCAATATTTCGTCCACTTCAAATTTCTGCCAGGACTAGGATTTTATGGCTTTGGACTCATTCATATGATTGGCGGATTGAGCCGTACCGCAACGGCGGCTCTCCGTCAATTATTAGACGCAGGGACATTATCAAACTTACCTGCAGGATTTAAACAAAGAGGCGTTAGAGTTAGAGATGAAGCAGCACCAATACAACCAGGTGAGTTCAAAGATGTTGATGCACCGGGCGGTAGTTTAAGAGATGCATTCTTTCCTTTACCATACAAAGAACCATCACAAACATTATTAAATTTATTAGGTATTGTTGTACAAGCTGGTCAAAGATTTGCAGCGATCGCTGATATGCAAGTTGGTGATGGTAACCAAGCAGCAGCTGTTGGAACAACAATTGCATTATTAGAACGTGGTTCAAGAGTCATGAGCGCAATTCATAAAAGATGTTATGCAGCTATGAAAGATGAATTTAAATTACTTGCAAAAGTAGTTTCACAATATCTACCACCAGAATATCCATACGATGTTGTAGGTGGTGCAAGAAATATTAAACAAGCAGATTTTGACGACAGAATAGATGTGGTACCAGTTGCAGATCCAAATATATTTTCTATGTCACAAAGAATTACACTGGCACAAACACAATTACAAATAGCAACATCTAATCCTGCATTACATAATATGTATCAGATATACAGAAACATGTATGAAGCAATAGGTGTTAAGAACGTAGATACAGTTTTACCACCACCAGCACCAAATGCACCTATGGATCCAAGTATGGAGCATATTAATGCGTTAGCTGGTAAACCTTTTCAAGCTTTCCCTGGTCAAGATCACAGAGCACACATCACAGCTCATTTAAATTTTATGTCAACCAACATTGTTAGAAATAATCCTGCAGTTATGGCTGCAATACAAAAAAATATTTTAGAACATATTAGTCTAATGGCACAAGAACAGGTACAATTAGAGTTTAGAGAACAATTACAACAGATGATTATGATGCAACAGCAAGCTGCTATGAATCCACAGATGCAAGCACAACTACAAGCACTCACAAATCAGGTTGAAGCGAGAAAATCTATCTTAATTGCAGAGATGACGGAAGAATTTATGAAGGAAGAGAAGAAAATTACGTCACAATTTGATAATGATCCTCTTCTAAAACTAAAATCTAGAGAAGTTGACCTTCGTGCGATGGAAAATGAACGTAAAAAAGACAACGACGAAGCTCAAATTGACCTTGCAAGAGCAAGATTAATGCAACAAGGTGAAATCGCAGAAGATAAAATGGAACAAAACGAAGATTTAGCTAAATTAAGAGCTGGAGTTAGCCTTGCAAAGAGCGGAGTACAGCAAGCAGCCGTGATGGTGGAGGATGATTAATGCCATTAAACAAAAAAGGTAAAAAAATTATGAAATCTATGAAGAAACAGTATGGAAAAAAGAGGGGTGAAAAGATATTCTATGCATCTAAGAACAAAGGTGTTATAAAAGGAGTCAAAAAAGGAGCATAAATGCAAAAACTAGACAAAATAAAAGAAGTTAAGGTTGCAGAACAGAGTATTGAGGTAGATCCTAGATCTAAAACAACTGCTGACCAAGCTTTTAATTATATTGCTACAGGAAAACCTGAAATGCCAGTTGGCGGTCAGAAAAGAATGTTAGCAGAGAAAAAAAGAAACTCTAAAGCGTACTAATTATGTGGTTATCGGCGATTAAATTAGCCGTTTCTGCTGGAAGTAAAATATACGCTAACAAGCAGAGAACGAAGATGGCGATGTCGGATGCACAACTAATGCATGCTGAAAAGATGGCCCGAGGTGACGAAGCTTACCAGGGAAAACTGTTAGAAGCCCGTCAATCAGACTGGAAGGACGAGGCAGT